ATCACCGTGAATGGTCAGTTGTCAATATACATGATGGTTGAAAGACTGCTGAGTATTCCTGATTTACAAGTGATTGCTGTCAACACGGACGGTATTACATTTAAGTGTCGCAGAAAGGATGAAGATAAGTTTACATCATTAATTTCTGAATTTGAGAATATTAGCAAGCTGATGTTTGAACGTTGTGATTATTCTAAAATGATTGTTGCCGATGTGAATAGTTACACTGCTGTAAAACTTGATGGTAGCCTAAAGCAGAAAGGTCGATATGAGTGGAAAGATTTACCACATCACAAAAACCATTCAGCCCTCATTGTTAAAATGGCTGCTGAAAAGTTCTTAGTTGATGGGACAGATCCTGAAGAATTCATCAGGAACCACAAAGATCCTTTTGATTTTATGTTGCGAACTAAAGTTCCGAGAAGCAGTAAACTTGTTGTCGTAGATAATGATGGGGTAGATCACCAAACACAGAACATTTGCAGATATTACGTTTCCACAGACGGTGGTGATTTGGTTAAAGTGATGCCGCCACTACAAGAATTTGTAGAAGAACAAGTTTGGGTTAATGATGAAACTATGGAAGAAGTTGTAATTTCATCTAAAACAGATATTGCAAAATACTCTAAAAAGGGTTACACTTACTCTCATTCAGTTCAGACCAAAAGTGATGATCGTAGATTCTTCATTGAGGCTGGCTGGAAATGTAAAGTAGCTAATGACATGGACTCCTTTGCGTGGGACATTGATTATAACTACTATGTTGAGAGAACTTGGAAACTCATTAATTTTGCAGAAGATGATGATTCTTCTGTTGACAGTGAAGATGATGGTGCAGTATAATAGCTGCACATTAATTGATTGGAGAGGATAATATGGGTTACGTAGCGGCGTTAACAGCAGCAGGGTGTAATGTTCTTGAATTTGAAACTACGGGTAGTTATCAAGGTGAATGGTACGCTCTTGTTGAATACGAATACGAAGATGAAGTTGGGTTAATTGAAGGTTCTTATGGTAGTTGTTCAGCTTGTGATGCTTTTGAAGCAGAATTTGGTTATTGGGATAATGAGAAAGACAACTACCAAGAACGGCTAGTTAATTTTGGTAAAACATACCTACCTGTAATGCCTATTGACATTCGCATTTGTGACCTAGAAAAGCGCGTAGCTAAAAACGACTGGGGTGATTACAAAGAAGCGTTAGAAATCTTAGTTAAGTGGAAATCTGATTATAAACTTTAAGGAGAGAATATATGTCTAAATGTCTTGTTACATTAAACGCTGATTGGGCTGATGAATTTGAATGCCAGCAATTCCTCATTGTTGATTCAAGACGAAAGGCTCAAGACGTGATTGATTGTGCTATTGACCAAGGTGGTTATTTTGGGAGTAATGAAGGTTGGGAAGAGCATGAATTAAGTGCTCGCAATTTCAAAATCGTTGAGATTGACGACGAATTTGCGGATAAACTGAAACTATTCCTTGGTAAATCTTTCGGTGTTGGTATTCTTGATAATTTTTAATAAAAAAGGAGTAAAATAAATGAAATTTCCTGTTGACAATGTTTCGCAATTTGAGCTAGAATTGCAGCTACACAATGCTTATGCACCAATCATCAATAAACGTTATAGTAAGTTGTTTGATAAGCGTCATCGTGGTGTTGTGTTAAGTGGATACAATAAAATCTTAAATCTAATCTTTAATTTAAATGTAAATCAATCTAAATAAATGAGGAAATAATAAATGTCATTCGATGTATACGGTAGTGCAAATAAACCAAAAACTGAATCTAATGTTGATTTTGATGCGTTAAATAATCATGTTATTGAAGTGGCTCAACTTCAGACACCGGAAACTCTTACTGGTGTGGTTAGTATGATTGTTGATTTAGGTAATCAGGAACGTGCTGATGCTGAGCAAGTGGTAACGATGACACCTGAGCAAGAAGCTGAAGCAATCGCTAAACAACCCAACACTTATTTCAAAGATGGTGTTGATAAAGTGACTGGTGCTAAAGTTCGTCTTAAATGTTGGCCTCAAAAGCCAATTCAGAAAGTTGCGATTGCTGTAGATTTTCCTGAGATCATTGTGGATAAAGGTCAATTCTTTGGTGAATCCAAACCTCTCCCATTGCGTATGTGGTTAGGTGGTAAGTTCTACATGGAAAACTCTGGTATGATTATCCAGAATCCAACAGAACTTAAAGAGTTGTATCGTGAAGATATTAAGGCTTGGTCTTTTGACAAAAAGCACTTATTTCACAAGATGGCAGTCGGTGCTAAGTTGATTAGTCCTGATGATATTTTCAAACCAGCTAATATTACAGACTTGTTAGGACAAGCATTGCAGTTCCAAGCACAAATCTTTATGAAAGCTGGTAAGAATGGTAAATCTTACTACACTGAAAATATTAAGTTTGTTGGTGGTTTGGGGCGTGGTGCTGTTGTTCCTAAACATAACATTGTTCCACAACTGATTCAGTTCCGTAATGAAAATGATGTGGAAGCGTTAAAACATCTACCAAATCATGTTATCAACACTATGAAACGTGCATTGAATTGGAATGATGACACTACAGTTGTTCGTAAGCAGTTGGAATCATTGCAAGGTGAATCCCCAAGCGCTGTAGTTAACAATGCTCCTGTAGAAAAGAAAGTAACTCAGCAAGTTGTTCAACAGGCGAATGTTCAAGCTGATGTGGATGATGGCTTTGACGAGTCGGACGACCCGTTTTAAAACATAATAGTGTAAATAAACGGGCTGTAATGAAGCAGCCCATTAAATAATATAAATTAGGAGAATAAATATGTTCGGTAAATTATTTGGCAAGAAAGTAACTAAAACTTTAGACGCAGTTAAGAAGTTTGAAAATAAAGATTTAGCTGAAGCAGCGATTGGTGCAGCAATGTTAATTGCATCGGCTGACGGTGAAATTGAAGATAGTGAATTACAAACACTACAAGCTGTTGTAACATCTATGGATCAGTTTAAACATCACCAGTCTGAAATTGGTATTATGATTGACAAATATGCTCAATTACTGAAAGCTGGTGCTCTAATTGGTAAGATGAATATCATGCGTGAAATTGCTGTTAAACTTAATTTCCCAGCAAGTCGGTTAGCTGATTTTGGTGTACCAGTGTGAAGAAATTAATTCTAATCACATTAGCGATTGGGGTTGTGCTGGTAGATTTTACCAGCAGATTCCTGTCTATCGCAGTGGATGGTGTGTTCATGCTGAGCATGTGGTATTTAGCTAATGAAATTTTTAAAGGAGAGTAAATAATATGTCACTTCCACAAGATATTGAGAATAGATGTTAAAAATTATAGGCGAAGATGGGAAGTATTACATACTAGAGTGCAGTGTTTGCTCAAAAGATGTTGAGTTGTACCCTGAAATAAAACAACTTAAACGTAGTTTTCGTAGCGGGAAAATACCTTGCGGTTGTTCAAAAACACCAAAATACTCCGAAAAACAATGGGGAATTTTGTTGAATCGCGCACTAATGGTACGAAACGACAAATACTCTTTATTGAATGTTGTTGGTAAGTTTAATGCCAAATGCAAGATTACCCTCATAAATAATGATACGGGTAATGTCCGAAATGTGTGCTTGTACGACTTTATTAAACTCAAAGAAAGAGATGGTGAATTAGATAAAGGGTTTAAAATAAGCTCTATAAAAAGAACAGATTATTCAACAATTCTTACAAAAGTACAACCAATTTTTGACAAATACAATAAGACTATGATATGTTTATATTACGAATCTGGCTGGTGGATTGCAGAGTACATTTGCTACGCATGTTCGGATTTAAGTAACGCCGGTAAATTTCGTATAAAGGTCAATGCTTTGGAGAAAAGCGGCTTTAATTGTCAGTGTCATAGTAAAAGTTTTAGGAGGTTTGCTGAAGATGTTTTGGTAGAAGTTACTGATTCACTTAAGGGTAAGGGTGTTTTTGAGTCTTTCGATCCGGAGTATACTACCTACAATAATTCTAGGGTGAAGTGGGCATGTAACAATGGTCACAGGAATAATCAGATGTTGTGCAATATGAGAAGGTCTGGTTACAGTTGTCCTAGCTGCACTAGTTATGGGTATAATCCGGAAAAATCTGCATATTTTTATTTAGTAGAATTTTTAGACAGAGGGGTTAGCTACTTGAAGTATGGTATAACCAACAGGGTCAGGTCGGACATGAGGCTGAAACAGATTTTTAGAAAAACTCCTTACGAGAAATTAGTTGTAGTGTATTCGGACGGACATACCATACTCGCATTGGAAAAATTTATCAAAAGTAATTTCAATTCCGGAGTTCTCGACTTAAATATAACCAGCAGATTTACTGAAGTTTTAAATATAGATTGCAAACAAAGTTTAGTTGATTTAGTATATAAATTTACAACAGGAGGTATTTAAAATGTTACCACAAACAAAAGAAGCCCGTGATATGGTATTAAAGCGTATTAACGAAGCAGTACGGTTGAAACGCGAACAAGATGGGTTGAAAGAAGATGTGAAAGCTTTAGTTTACGCATGTAAAGACCAGTACGGTATGAAACCATCAGAGTTCAACGCTTTAGTTAAAGTCGCATACGATAAAGCTAAAGTTGAGGAACAAATCGAAAGCTTGCAGACTAGTTTGTCAGAGCTTGAAATCCTCAGCAAATTAAATAAATAATTATATAACGTAAGGCTGGACAATGTTTCAGCCTTTGTTTTAAGGAGAATTAATATGACTAAAGACGAACAATATATTTTACATCTAACCAACCGTGTTCATCAGTTGGAGCAGTTATTAGAGGCTGAGAAAGTTAAGAATTTTGAATTACGTAGATTCTTTGTTGAATTGCGATTCTTAGCTAAACCAATCTTATCTAAGCTGGAAAAAGTGAGGTCAAATGATGTTTGATAGTTATAATTCTAAAGATTCCGATAGTGTTGAAGATAAAGATAAAACATACGAATGTGCGTATATTGACTTTGACACAGTGTTATATCGTAGTGCTAAGTCTTTGCAAGAAGATTACATCATCGTTAAACATAAAGTGAGTGGTCGAACTAAAGAATTTAGTGGTGTTCAGAAATTCTATGGTAGAACTAAAGCTAGAGATGGTGGTTGGATTGGTGAACAAAACGCTAAACGATCTCAACAAGGTAAGCCACTAATCAGTGCTGATGATTATGAGATTATTACAGCATCACGATTGAAAGAAAGTCCTGAACCAAACCTAACAATTCTGGAATACGGATTGAAGCAAATTGATTGGAAAGTTGGAACAATCAAGCGTATTTGTGATGCTAATGATTACAAGCTAGGTATTGGTGGAACTAAGCCTAATTTTAGATTTGATGCAGCACATATCCAACCATATAAAGGTCAACGGAAAGAGAAGCCAATTCTATTCTTAGAACTACGTGAAGCATTTATCACTAAGTATAAGAATAAAGTGTTTATTGCTAGGGATGGTATGGAAATGGATGATGAAATTTCTATTCTTGGTTGGGAGTCATACACCCATTATAAGAAAACGGGTAAACATAAGTATGTGATTGGTTTTGTGGATAAGGATTTAAAGATGACTCCTTGCCCTCATTTCAATTATGATAAGCCTGATGATGGTGTAACTATCCCTGATGTGTTTGAATGTGCTAGGTCTTTTGCAGCTCAGTGTCTTTCTGGCGACAACACAGATAATATTGCTGGTCTACCAAACTTACATCCAGACTTTTGCATTAAATATGGATTACCAAAACCAAGAGGTGTAGGAAAGACTACAGCGTTATCAATTCTTGAGAGCTGTCAAACTATTAAGGAAATGTATGAGCGTGTTGTAGAGGCTTACAGAACGTTTTACGGCGAAGATGAGTTTGAGTTCACATCCCATCGTGGTGAGGTTAGTAAAAGAACATGGTTGGATATGTTACAGGAAAATGCAATTCTAGTGTATATGTGCCGATCTGAAAAAGAAGTTGGTAAGTTTGATATTAGAAACACATTAGACAGATTAGGAGTGAATTATAAATGAGTATTATTAGATTTAGTGCTGATACATATTTAGATAGTGTGGTTGGTAAGGCGTTGCGGATCAATAAACAGGCACTAGCACTAACAATGCCATACATTCTAGCTGACAGACTACCTAACACTACACTACTGTATGTTGATGATAAAACCCCAGTCTTGTGTGACAAGAGATATATGTGGAAGGTGGTTTGTGGTAAGAAGTATTTTGATATTTCACCATCATACACCAAGGGATATGCTAGAGATAAGTATGGGGCAGATCCAATTTCACAACTGAAAGACAAAGGTTATGATGGTGTGGCTTTTGTTGATTTCACAGAAACAAATAATGTGGTGGTGTGTTTTAAAATGCTTAACCAACTAAATGACACACCAAACGGCGTCTACAAGAAAGGTGAAATCTTTGAGTAAAAAGAATCAATTTGACAAGTATTATACGTGCAAAAAAGCTGTTGACTCTGTTTATGCTATTGTCGATAAGTATTGGAAAGGTGAACGGTTTTTAGAACCTTCTGCTGGTGAGGGTGTGTTTTATCGAAACGGCTACTTCAATTATTTAATGTACGACATAGACCCTAAAGTGAAAGGAATTATCGAAGCTGACTTTCTTAAAATAGATCCTTTAGAGTTTAAAGGTTGTTTTGCAGTAGGTAACCCACCTTTCGGGTTCTGTGGCAAACTTGCTGTTAAATTCATTAACCATTGTGCTAACACTTGTGATAAGATTTGTTTTATTCTTCCTAACACATTTAAGAAAGAATTGTTTTTTGATAAACACTTGAACAAGCATTTACATTTAGTGGAAGTTGCAGAATTACCTAAAAATAGCTTCGTGTTACATGGTGGAGTATATGATGTTCCTTGCTCTATTTTTTATATAGAAAAACGAACACATGAAAGACCTGACATTGAAATAAAAAGTTATTTGGTACCAGACGAA